CGTCGTCCATGCCAGCCTTGGCGGACAGGGCACCGGCGAGCTCGCCCACCTGATCGGCGGACACCTTCGCGGCCCCACCGGTGGCCTTGATGATCTGAGCGGTCGCCGCGCCGACCTTCTGGGACTCCTTCGCCTCGGCGAGCGCGTCGCCGATCAGCCCCTTGATGCCCTGGATGCCGACCGCGGCCACAGCCCCCAGCAGCATGCCCTTGACCATGCCGCCCATGCCGGCCATGCCGGCGCGGAGGCCCTTCTGGACGCGGACACCGGCGGTCCGCCCGGCGGTCTGCGCCTGCCCGGGCAGCTTGGTGAACGGGTTGGTGACGTGGCCGGACACGGACGCCTTGAGCCGCTGACCAAGGGTGCGCGCGGACGCGCCAGCCTTGTCCGCAGCCTTGTCGGTCTGCACCAGCGACGCCTTGAGGGCCTTCTGGGCGTCGACGAGTTGCCGCGTCTCGCCGGTGACCTTGTCGGTCGCGACCGCATGCGCCCGGCGGGCCTTCGTCAACCGGTCCTCAGCGGCCAGGATCTGCGACGACTTCGCCTTGCCCGACTGGCGGAGCTCGTTGAGCTTCGCCTCCTCGATCGCGACCCGACGAGCCGCGTCGGCCTCAGAGTCGCGGGCGGCCTTGATCGCCTTGGACGCCGACGCGACCGCGGACTGGAGCTTCCTCTGGTCCGCGATCGCGGCGTCCGCAGCACCCGCGGCGGCCGTCTCGAAGCCGCGACGGAACTGGGCGCCGGACTGCTCCCCGACCTGGCCGACCTGACCGCCGATGCCCTTGATCGTCGCGACGAGATCCCGCCCGAGATCCTTCGTCGAGATGCCGACACTCAGGATGGTGGAGGCGAGCTCGATGGATTCGCCGCTCACGTTGGGCCCCCCTTCATCATCTGGAACAGATCCCCGGGGCCCACGACGACGACCGGGTCGGCCGCTTCGGCGACCCAGTCGGGACGCTTGATCGGCTTTGGCTGGCGGGGAGTGCGAAGGCTCCGGACACTCTTGGTCTGCACGCCCGACTGGACGACCGCGGTGAGGGCCCGGAGTTGCTCGAGGATGCCAGCCAGGAGCTCGGTGTCATTCGTCCACTCGAGCCGCTGCCGCTCGGCCGCTGCGACCCGGCGCACCTCGTCGAGCCCGTCGAAGTCGAGCTCGGCGAGCTCGGCCAGGCTGAGACCGCTGGCGACAGCGGTCTCAGCCAGCAGACTCAGGACGCGGCTTTTCCCCGCTCCACGTCCAGCCACTCGACCTCGGCGACCGTGTCGATCCAGTCGTCGAGCGACGCGCCCGGACGGCCGAGCGCGTGCCAGATCAGCCACATGTTCTCGCGGACCGTCTCGGGGGTGTCCTTGTGGTGTTCGAGCTCGAACACCAGCAGCAGCTTGGGACGGTTCGGGTTGACCACGTCGAACGTTTCGTCCTCGTACCAGACGCGCACCACGCGCCGCTTGGTCACGGGCACCGCGGCGGTCTCGGTCGCGGTCTCGGCAGGCTTCGGTTGACGGCTTGTCGCCATGATGGGGCTCCTTCTTCGGGTTGGGTTTCGGTCGGTGGGCTCCGGGAACAGAGGGGGTGGGCGCCAGCCCGGCCCGGAGCCCACCGAAGGTCCGGGCTGGCGCGTCTGGGGGTGGCCGCGGCTAGGCGGTCTTGACCGCGATCCGGGCGCCTTCCTTCACGTTGAGCGCGGCATCGCGGACGCGGTGCTGGCACACGTAGCCGGTGCCGGTCACCTTGCCGGTGACCGCGAGCGTCGCCGCCGTCTGGTACGGCGTCCAGGTCGCCCCGTCGTCGGTCGTGAAGGAGTACGGCGTCGCGTGCAGAGCACCGCCCGGATCCGAAGCGCCGGTGACCGTGAGGGTGAACCCCGTGGTCGTGATCGCCGAAGCGGCGAGCGTGCCCGCGACCGGAGCGGCCGTGTCGGCCGGGTTCGCGGTGAACGACGGGTCGTCGGTGTCGAGGAAGAACGACGCCAGCCCGGACGCGGGCGCGAGCGCCGTCCACTCCTGCGGCAGCTTCACCGCCGCGTTCCTGACCAGCTGGAACTCGACCTCCGCCGACTGCTGAGCGCGCCGGAAGGCGAACCGGTAGTTGATGCCGTTGTCCACGAAGTCGATCAGCAGGATGCCCTCGGGCAGCACGCCCGCGGCCGGCTCCCACCGGTGGATCGCCGGGATCGCGCCGTTGACCGGCCGGGTCTGCGTGATGGTTCCGCCCATCGCCGCGAGCCAGGTGTCGCGGTTGACCTGCTGGAGGACGAACGCGGCCACCTTCGGCTCCGCGGTCACGAGCTTCCGCAGCACGTCGGACGACTGCCAGCCCGTGATGTCCTCGGTCTCCTTCGACAGCGTGAAGGTGACGCCCTCGTCGGTCGTGAAGCCCAGGTCGACGAAGTCAGCGGGCGGGGCCGTCAGGTCGCCCGGGATGGTTGCGTTCAGGTTGCTGGTGAACCAGATGCTGCCGGTCAGCGCGACCCGCACCTGAGTGGCGTTCTTCGCCATGAGGTTTCTCCTGTTCAGGGGTAGAAGCCCCACGGCGAACGCCGGGGGGCGGAAGGGGGTAGGGGGTTGGGTTACGCGCCAGCGAGACGCGCGGTCACCGTGGCGGTCGCCAGATAGCGGGGATGCCGGGTGAGCGGGTCGGACAGATGCCGCGGGCGGAACGCCTCGCAGCCGTAGATCAGCACGCCGGCCCACACGCCCTGCCACGAGTTGAGCAGCCCCACCGCGCGCGCCACGAGGGCGAACGCCTGCGGGGTGGTGACGTGCCAGCCCTCCAGGCTCAGCACGGCCTCGTCCAGCACGACGTCACGAGGGGCCGCCCCGGACACAAGCTGCACGCGCAGGATCGGCGGAGCCGCGGCCTGCCAGTCGGTGCCGAAGGGCCGCCTGGTCGACACGGTCAGACCGGGCACGTCGACGATCGACGCGGACAGGAACGCGACCGCGGCCGCTTCGACATCACCCGGCACCAGGACGACGTCAGCCACGGCCGGCGTCCATCGAACGGAGCAGCGTCAGGTTCGTCTGGGAGTCGAGCGCAGCAGCGGCGGACTCCGGAGCAACGACACCTCGAGCGCGGCGCTTCGACGGAGACGGCCGGTAGCCATACTCCTCGCCGGACTGAGCCGACGCGGCCGCGGCGATCGCCTCGCCCATCTTCGCCACCGCAGCCTGCGCCTCGGGAGACTTCCGCAGAGCAGCGAACCCGGCGTGGTTCAGCCGGATGCTCTCGAACTTCCACGCCTTGCTCATCCCGTCACCCTCCTCAGTGGAACCGCACGCCCGAACCGGCGCGCGGTGAGCGGGTTGGACCACTGCGCCTCGTCGCCGTCGACCGCGTACAGACGGCCGCGGCAGCGCCACAGATCCAACGGGTGGGTCTCGAAGTCGAACGGCAGGAACAGCGTCGCGGCCGTCGTGACCACAGCACCGTCGACCAGCTTGGAATCCGCCGGCGCGAACGCCTGCGCGAGCACGTCCACCGCTTCGGCCCGCTGCGGCGCCGGGTTGCCGTGGACGTCCGAACCGGCCATCGCGACGAACGCGAGCCGCTGCACCACCTCGCCGCGCATCACGGCCACCAGACGGTGGTCGCGAGCGCCGACCGCGGCGGGTACAGGGTCTCGATGCCCGACGGCGCCGGGAAGCTGCCCGCGGGCAGACCCCCCGACGGTGTCGGCGCGGCCGGGTCGCCCCCGCAGAGACGCGCGAGCGTCCCCTCCTCGGAGGCGCTCAGGATCGTCGACGGCACGTCGCCGTATTCGGCCCGGTAGGGCCCGGTCGACTCAGCGCGAACCCACCCGCGGACTTCCGCCAGACGTTCGACCGCGCGCGTCAGAATCCAGCGGGCCTCGGCCAGGACGTCCGCGGACGCCGACCCGTCCGCGACACACGGAGCAACCCGGCGAAGGTTCGCGTTCGCGGCCGCGGCCACCATCTCGTGGGAACTTGGGGTGAGGGCAGGCGCGATCGCGGCGACCTCCTCGATGCTCAGCACCTCAACGGGCGCCGTCGGTTCGATGGACACGCCTGCCCCCTTCCGTCACTGCCGCGCGAGCGCGAGCAGGTCGTCCTTCCGCATGCCGGACGTGTGCGGGATGCCGCGCGCGTCCAGATGCGCCTTGAGCTCGTCGACGGTCAGCGCCTCGACCTCGACTTCGACGAGCTCGTCGTCGACCGGCTCGACGGCCGGCTCGGGATCCGCGACACCCTCGTAGTCGGCCGCGGCGACCTTCTCGAGGAACCCGAGCTCGAGCAGACGCTCGATCTCGCCGTCGCGGACCGTCTCGGACGCGAACACGGCCCCCGCGTACAGGTACCGCTCGCCCTTGTCCGGGTTCCGCACGACGACCGCCGGAGCGGTCACCTTCACCCACACGGGTCCGGGCATCAGATGCTCGTCCCGGTGATGCGGATGGCGGCGTTCGGGTCGGTGACGATCGGAACGGTCACCCGGCGGCAGCGCGTCCGGTAGCCGTCGCGGTCGTCGGAGCCGACGAGCCGCTGCACCTTCGTCTCGACGCCGACGGCGCCCGGCGCCGACGCGCGCGCGTAGCCAGGCGAGCCGATGTTCTCGTCGGCCATGCCGCCCAGCTGCTTCCGGTCGACCAGCAGCGGATCGGAGAATGGCACGTTGTACGACGTCGCCCAGGTCAGCCCGAGGGCGTCCACGGGCGCCGACGCGCCGGCGACGACGTTGGCCGACTCGCGCGGCAGCAGCCCTCCGTTGATCAGGAAGGCGAGCACCTTGGCGTGGGCGATCGGCTTCAGCACGACGGTGTCCATGTCGTAGGCGAAGTCGGACGCGGCCGTCCCGGAGTCACCGGTCGCCTTCGCGACCAGGACCGACTCCACGATCTGCCCGCCGGTCGTCCACGCGGCACCGGCGGCGACGGTCCGCGTGACCTTCGACGCGACGACCGCGAGCGCCACGCCGTCGACGTACCGGATGGTGGAGTTCACCATCCGCGCCAGCGCGGAGTTCACCGGCTGGATGCCGAGCGCGTTGATCCGCTCGTCGTAGATCTCGGTGTCGAGGCCCCACTTGACGGTCTTCGCCGCCTGGAGCTCGCCCTCGGTCATGATGGTCAGCGGGTACTCCCCGCCGGCCGGGATCTGCCGCGGGTTGTCCGGCGCGTAGATCTGCGCGCCCTGGTCGTCGTAGAACACGCCACCCGCGGCGGCGACGAAGCGCCCCGCGAGCAGGTAGTCCGCGATGAACTTCTGGTTGGCGAGATCGGCCACCCGGCGCGCGATGAGCCGCGGCGAGTTCAGCAGCCGATGCACTTCCTCGGCGGTGAGCGTCCCCTCTTGGGGAGCGTAGGGGTAGGTCAGGGAACCCATGATCGGCGGTCCTTCCTCAGCGATCCATGATGACTTCGACCGGCACGTCCGTGCCGGCCGTGATGGCGGTGCCGCACTTCGTGGTGGCCGCCGTGGAGACGGTCCCGTTCGCGGCGGGCCCGACGCGGTCGCCGGCGGCGACAGCACCGGAGGCGAGGATCTTCTGGACGCCTCCGCGCCAGATGTTCACCACGGCGCCGCTGGCGTAGTCCTTGGCGGCGACGCCGACCCACTTGTCGGAGTTGAGCGGCGCGTGGGCCACGGTCCCCGCACCGGACACGGCGACCAGGCGGCCACCGGTGACGGCCGCGGACGCGGGGTAGGACGGGTTCTTGCCCGGAGCGAACACGGGCAGGTAGTCGGCCATCTCGGATCAGATCCCTTCCGGGGCGGAGCCCCATGCGCGGTTGTAGAAGGCGTCCTCGTCGGACGCGTCCTCGAGCGACCCGGCGTGCGCCTTCGCCTCGAGGGGGAACGCGCCGGCGGCGAGCGTTCCGAGCAGCGCCACGGTGCCGAGCTCGTCCCGGTCGAGCGCCTCACGCCACTCCTTGCGGGATGCGGGCGTGATCTTGCCGGCGCGGAGCGCCTCGACGACGATCTGGTCGCGGCGGGCGCCGATCTGGTCGTCGCGCGCCTGACGGCCCGCGGCCGCGTCGGCCCGGAGCTCGTCGAGGACGGTCTGGTCGATCGTCACGACGCCCTCGGGCAGCGCGGCGGTCGGCGTGGTGGTGGCCTGCTCGGCGAGAACCTCGTCGAGTGCGGCCAGGAGCTCCGCGGGGGTCGCCTCGGCGTTCGTCACGCCGAGCCGCTGGCGGAGGTTCTGCAGGAACTCGTCCACGACGGGTTCCTCCTTCCTGTTGTGGAAACCCGGCTCGGTCGAGACGGGGGTCTGGTAGTCGGTCACGGGACCGACCTGATGGGGGCGCGGCCCGGCGGTGGCGGACACGCGGGCCACCTCGAGCCGCTGACGGTGGATCGGATCGGGAGCATGCGACCGGCCCGCGTAGGCGAACATCGACAGGTCGAAGCGGGCCTCCGCGTCGTCGGCCTCGATCGAGGCGTCCGCGCGATCGGCCAGACCGGCGGCCACGGCCTCGTCGGCGTCGTACCACGTCTCGATCCGCATGAGCTCGAGCCATTCCTCCCGGGTGCCGCCCGCGCGCCGCGCGTAGATGCCGGCCATGTTCCCGTCGATCTTGTCGAGCACGACCGCGGTGTCCCGGAGGAACTCAGCGGTGCCCCACGCGCCACCGGCCGCCTGATGGACCATCATCTGGGCGCCCTCGGCCATGACGACCTCGTCGCCGGCCATCGCCACGATGGACGCAGCCGAAGCGGCCAGCCCGTCGACGATCACGGTCACCCGCGCCCGGTGCCGCTTGAGGCTGTTCATGATCGCGAGCCCGTCCCAGACGGCCCCACCGGGAGAGTTGATGTGGACCTCGAGCTCGTCGACGTCGAGCGCGTCGAGCTCAGCGACGAACTCGGCGGCGTTGGTGCCCCACCAGCCGCCGATCGCGTCGTAGATGTTGACCTTGGCCCGGGACGGTTGCCCGTCGGCCGGCGCCTCGTTGGTGATCGCGTACCAATCGCGGACGGGAGTCGGCGGTTGGGCCGGCTTCTGAGCCATGAGAAATCCTCCGTTTTCGCTGCGGGAAATGTGCGGGAAAATGTGCCGAAGAATGGCGGAATGTGCGGAATGTGCGGAAAACCGTCACGGAACCTGCGCGGAGCGTCACGGAAGCGTCACAGAACCTGCGCGGAGCACCTGCGCGAGCGTGCGCGAGCCGCCAGGGAACTGCCCGAGCGTCAGACGGCCGGATCCGCGGCGTCACCAGAATCTGCAGCGTCACCAGAATCTGCCGGATCCGCGTCACCAGAATCTGCGGCGTCACCAGAATCTGCGGGCGCCTTCGGAAGCCGATACTTGATCCGGATGAACCGCTTCAGCAGGTCGTCCTCGTCGAGCAGACCAGCGTCACGAAGAAGCTTCAGAGCCTCGGCCGTGACCGGCGACTGCGAACCGATCTCGTCGAACACCAGACGCGGAGCAGGCTCGTCCTGGCCCCAGTTGACGTCGACGAAATCCTCGATCACATGCTGGGTTGTCGTGTCCGCGACCTCCTCGGCCTTCGCCTGCAGCGACAGCGTGAAGAAGTCAGCGAACGTCGAGCCCAGCGCCCACGAGCCCGTCTCGGTGCCCAGGTTCAGGAAGTGACCCAGGAACGCTCGAGCCATCTGCTCGTCGAGATACCGGATCAGCGCGGTGGCGTCCGGCAGGGTGCCGCCGACACCCTCGAGCGCCAGCTTCGCGCCGGCCGGCAGCGAAGCGCCGGCAGTCTCACCCGACCGGACACCCGTCGCGATCTTCAGCCCCTCGGCGATATCCGCCCGGGCCTTCGACCCGTCCGGGTCGTCCTGCGGATCCCGCTGAGGCGCCGTGTAGACCACGACACCCATGCCGTTGCGCTCCACGGACAGCACCCCGACGCGCGCCAGGCGATCCTTCAGGAGCCACGGCTTGAACGAAGCGCGGAGCGGGCTCATGCCGAGCCAGTTGGCGCCCTCACGTTCGCTCGTGTACCAGACGAGCTCAGACACCGGCACCGGCCGCGTCCCCGGCAGATTCTGCCGGACCTCGACCAGACCACCGTCGTCGTCGACCTTGACCTGCTCGATCGTCCACGGTGGGATCCACAGCAGCTTACGAAGATCCGCGAGCCCATCATCGGCGAGCCGGTACACCTGGTTGAACCCCGAGAACCCGTACACGTCCTGCAGAGCGACGTGCCGAAGATGCTGCGCCCAGGAGAACCGGCCCCGGGTCCGCTTCGGCCGCGGCACGTCCTCCTGGCCAACCAGCGGCAGCCCGAAGTTCCGCGCGACCCGCTCCGCAACCTCGGGCCGGCACCCGGTGCCGTCGATGCGCCACGGCGTCCGGAGGATCGGCATCCAGGTCGCCTTGAGCAGCGACTGAACCTGCGCGTCGAGCCGCATCCGACGAAACGTCCGAACAGACTGCGGCCAGCGGAGCTCGAGCGGCGTGTCGAACTCGTCGTCGAGCAGGCTGTCCCACCCGGCCACAACCTGAGCCACCTTCCCCGCTGCGGGAATGTCACGATCTACCACGGGATCCCCCCATCGGGTTCTAGCCGGAGCGCGTCCGGAAGCGGAACGTCAGAGCGAACACCCACGGCCGCAGCGGGTGGCGGAGCCGGATGGCTTCGCCGTTGAGACAGCCACCAGGCGCCAGCGACGGCCACGATCGGCGCCGCGTCACACGGAGACTTCAACCGGTCGACCAGACGGCCACCAGGTAGGTCCTTCGGCACAGACCGCTCCGCGGCCTGGTCGAGTGCGGGTTGAGGGTTGTGCCAGAACTCGCCGTCCCGGACGGCCACGATCACCTGGTTGAACCCGGCCACCAGGTCGGGCCCCTGCCAGCGGACGACCTTCACCGGGAACTTCGGATCAGCCTCCAGGTCCGTCAGCCAAGCCGACACCGGAGCCCCAACACCCTGCGCGCACACCGCGTGGATATCGCCGGCGTGCGCCACAAGCCACGGCTTCAGCCACGCCGTCCCCCGCTGCGCGGCCGCGAGGTTCGCCTGCCAGCGGCCGTCCGACGACCGACCGACAGCCGCCACGTAGGCGTACGACTGGTCCTGCGAGACATCGACGCCGACCCAACGCTTCCCGCGGATCTTGTCCTTCTCCCGGACCACCTTGGTGCCCGACGGCAGAACCAGCGGATCGTTGACCCGCTCGCCCCACTTCCCCGGAGGAAAGATGCCGGCCAGCTGCCCGTCGGGCCATTGGCACATGTTCTCGGTGCGGAACACCCACTCGGGATCCCCGTCGGCCGACGCCTTCAGGTTCCCCGACGTCAGCGACGTGTCCCCGCGGACGTAGTTCATCGCCGGGTTCGCCTGCGCCCAGGCCTCCACGGCGTACAGGCCCGAGCCGGGCGGCGCCGACCACTCGAAGATGCCGAGGGTGGCGGCGTCCACCTCAAGGTCGTCGAGGTCGGTCTCAGCGAAGTCCCACTCCTCGTCGTCGTCGAGCCACGAGTTGAGTTCGTCGATCTCGCCGCGGCGCAGCGCCTCGTTGACGGCCTCGACGTCCACCTCGGACGGGGCGGACGCTGCAGCCGCAGCCTCGGCGTTGATGCCGTCCGGGTCACCCAGGGCGGCGTGCGCCTTCATCCGCAGATGCCGCAGCACCACCGAGGTGATGTCGCCGGCGTTCGAGAGTGCCCACACCTGCGCGTCCGGGCGGGCCTGGATCGTCTTGGTGATCGCGCCCCACGCATCCCACGACTGATGCTCGCGGAGTTCGTCCAGCACCACCAGGTCGCCGGTCAGGCCGCGGCCCGCACGACGGTTCGCCGCCTTCACCTTGTAGCGCTCGCCGCTCGTGAGGATCAGGGCCTTCTTGCCGTTGACCATCGACACGTGCTTCACCAGACCGAAGACATCGGGGCGGATCGGCTCCTCGGTGTCGTCGTCGACCTCGAGCATCAGGTCGACCGCGCCCTGCCAGATCTCCTCGGCAGTGTCGAGGTCCTGCGCGGTGGTCAGCACCGTGCGGCGGCCCAGCACGCACAGGAAGTACAAGCTCAGCACCTGCGACAGCGTCGACTTGCCGTTCTGGCG